TTTTTTTTATAAAAAAAAGGGGTGTAACCACCTTTTTTATATAATATAAAAAAAAAAAAAAAAAAAAAAAAAGGGGGGGGAAGTGTGTTTTGTCGCCACATCCCACTGAAATAAATAATGAAAAACTTGTCAAAAAGATTCATATATTATTGTTACTTTCTGATGGTAGCCGGTTTTTAAAGTGTTTGGGTGATGATATTCCGACTACCACCATTACATACATGTAGTATGAAATATATTTTTATTCAAACTTATCTAAATAATCAGGACCATCAAAGTAATATGGTCTTGGAATAAACCATTCTCTGATAAAGTGTAAAACTTTATGCTTCTCATAAAAATTCTTCCAATATCTTCTCTTTTCAAGGTAATATAAATCGTCCTCATCTAATTCCTCGATAGTTTGAGGAATCTTTGGAACATAATTCTTCATAGCTTCAAATTCAGCTTCTTTTCTCTTCTTCTTTTCTTCTAGTGATATTTTATCTTCACTATCGTCTTCATCATCTCTCAGATAATTTAAATCTGGGAATACATAATCTGGTACCATATCTCTATAGGTACTTGATATCTGAAATAAATCTCTATCAAACATATCCTCATGCATAAATAATGTGTCCTTTCATAAATTAAATACTTATTTATTTACATTACTAAGCTGTACAAAATAAAATTTAATTTTATAAACCATTTATTTCATTAAAGAAATCTAATGGTATATCATAAGAATCATCATCATCTACGAAATCAGAACTTCTCAGAATAGAATTATCTATCAATTTACTCTGATGTAATTTATATGTATCTTGTTGAGCTTGTTTAATAGCTTCAGCCATCATACTATCCCAATTCAGAATATCTTCAGATGCTTTTTCTTTTTCTTTTCTTTCTTTTAACTCATCTACTAAGACTTTATCTACAAGATTGTAAGTTTCTGGTTCAGGAACATACAAACCAGAATTGTCAAGGTCTTCGTCTCTAGCGGCTTTACTGATTCCAAATGCTAGTAAGTTATTACCATGGTAATATACATACAAAGCAATCAAATATGACATAATGGAATCATCATGGACAATTTATCTATCACATCTCTGTGTAGCCAGACTATATCTTCTACCAATATTCTATTACCAAATATTAGTAGCCTCCCGTTTCCATATATTTCTATATGTACTCTACTCGCTTCTTCATATAGATATTTCTTCTATATTATGCTTTCGATAGTCGTTGAACCTTACTTATATTTCTATAAGTCTTGGCTGCTGATTGTCTTTCTCTTAATAGAGTTAAGAGTTCCCAGCAGTTAAAGAGGTTTATCCAGATCACCAACATTTAACCTGGACCGCTTTCAACTTTCCCCGAGGATTTCCTTACCAATCTACTTAAGTCTCTTATTATGTTATGAGTTACAAATTTTTCTTTATACTCTGCAACATGTCTTGCGAGTATAGCCATCATATCTTCTCTTGATTGATTACTTGTATAAACACCATAGTATGATTTCATACTAGCATTCCTTTTAAGTATAGATTCTACTGTTTCATTAGATGTTAATTTATCTTTAACTAAGTCTAATGATTTATCAAAGTATAATCTAGATATCAATTCAGAATGATATAGATGGTCTATTATTCCATCACCTATTGAGTTTCTCTCTATGATTAAAACACATCTAGGAATTACTTTACATAATTCTTTTATTAATCTTTCATACATAGTTTCTCCTATATATGAAGATTCGAATTCTGCATCTGGTTCTAAAGTAAATGGATTAATAACTGTAATTGCATTATTATCTCCACCAGTACCCGTAGAACAGTCAATACCTACTAGATATGGAGTATGAGGATTAAGTTTCCTATAAATATCAAACTTATAGTAATCTAATAACCATAATTCATCAATAGGTTTTTTTTCAGAACTTACAATATATTCTATATCCTCTTGAGGGAATGGTGAAGAAGATGAACCATGTAGTCTTTGAAGAAGTATCTCTCTTCGTACAACTAAAGGATTACCAATCTTTGCAGACATCTCTTGCAACCATTTATCAGTTTTACCTAATTGGATATAAGAATACTCTATATAAAAAATCTTATTACAATCAACACCTAAAGCTTCAAAGTATTTATTCACAGCATCTTCATTCATATCATATACTCGTTCAGTCCATGTTGCTGTCTTGTCAAGTATTAACTGTGCTTCCATACCAGCTTGGGTGTCTAAGTCACCTAATTTTGTTAATCTATATATCTCTATATAGTTCAGACTATATCTTTATATTATATTCTACTACCAAATATAAGATACCTCCCGTTTCCACTTTCGTGTACTCTACTCATTTATTCGTATAAGTATTTCTCTTATACTATACTTTCGATAGTCGTTGAACCTTACTCTTACGAGTCTTGGCTGCTGATTGTCTTTCTCTATTGAGTTAAGAGTTCCCAGCAATTAAAGAGGTTTATTATAGACTAAGCCACACATTAACCTAGTCTGTTAGGGTCATCAATAGCATTACATAATGGCATTGTCATTTCACCAGCACTATATAAATTAACATCATTTAACTTATCTAATTCATTAGAAGTATCATCTACAATACCTCTAATATTCGTAACAGCTGGTTCCATTGTAAGAGTTCTTGAAACTCCTACACTACCATCTGGTGATGTATTTGCTGCCATTATTCCCGTCATTGATTTATCAAATGAACGCCTCTCAATTGTATAAGAGTCGTCCAAGTTTACTCCTCTAAATCCTTTAGTAGAAACAGACTGTAACTGTTCCATCTCTAATGTAGGATTAAGAGTAGAATAATCTTCCACTGTCTTCTGTGCAAGAATTTCTTGTATTACTGCATTTTGTGGTACTGTATATTTTTTAGCACCATTACTATTTCTATAATCTACATAATTCTTTGCTAATCTTTCATAAAGAATAGCAGGAATTATTTCTCCACATCTAATTCTAGATAATCTCTGGTCTATCTGTTTAGAATATTGAGAATCTGCTAATAGATTAATTGCATAAATATATAGTTCTACTATTTCAGTAGGTAATTCTAATTGCTCCAATACATCTATTGTTATTGGGTCTAATACGAATTCATAGAAGTTCATTAAAGCATTTTCTGTAATAGCACTACCATATACTTTAAGAATGTATTCACTATAAGGAGTTTTAGTATCAAAATCAGCCATTTGATACTTCTCAGTTTTAAACATTCTCAATCCATTAAGAATTAATGATATAGGAATATTCTGTTCATATATCATATAGCAATCAGAGAATTTTATATACTCTTCATTTGGTTTAAGAGCTTTCTCTAATTTATCTACTACTCTATACTGAACTTTCATCAACTCTAATAATTTACTAAGTCCTGTCCAGAAACCTAATAGCATACCAACATACACATTCTGTTTCATTATCTTAACTTTAGCAAACATCATTCTCTTAGCTGATTTAGTTTTATGATACTGAGTTTCTAATTCTTGTGGCAAACAAGATACTATTAAATCTGTAATAGATAATTCTTTATCAGTTAATTGAGTATCTATATCTATAAAAGTTGGTTCTCCTTTTACTAATCCTATAAAGATATGATTCTCTGGTATAGTAATCTTATTATCTACAGTATACTGAATAGCTTGAGCTTGATTAAAGTAAATCATACTTCCTTTATACTTGAAATACGAATACATCTTACTATACTGGTCATATTCTATAGTAGTAATAAATTTCTTATTATTAGGGAATTCATAACCAACTTTAAATGCTTCTCCTATTGTATCTTTATTAGCTACTATCAATTTCTTCATTCTTTCTACCGAAGAACTATTAGCTCCATCTTCTCTTTCAATAGTCATCTTAGAATAATTAGTAACTATCTCTACTTTATTAGGAGCTATTTTAACTACTGGTAAATAGAAAGATTGGTGTTTAATAACTTTCTTATTTCCACCTATATACAAAAATCTATTATCTATAAATTTAGGTATATCTACTTTTACAGTATGCCTATTTCTATTACCATCTTCCATGTAAATAGTATAAGTATCTTTATAGTTTAACTCATCAGAACTATCTTCTATTTTAATATCTCTTATAAATAATGGAATTGATTTATCATTCAATGCTAAGAAAGCATCCATTATATCTTTTTCCATTACTTCTTTAATATAAGTAGTATCGAGATTTGCAAATCTCATTTTACTCATATTCTTATTAGTAGTAGTTAATTCATTTGAGATATCAGTTACTGGTATTTTAACATCTTTAGTTTTTATACTAATGATTTTATCCAGAGTCATATTCTTAACTTTAAGATTTTTCTGGTTCTTTCTCAATAACTCATCTCTTGCAGTAGAAGCTGTAGACTTTTCTACCTTATCACCATTCTTATTCTGATAATAAATCTTCTTAAGAAGTTCATGATTTTCTTCTACCTCTTTTTTAATATTACCAGCTACTTGTACATTAACCTCATCTTCATTTGTTGTATCAGGTGTTACTTCAGAAACAGCTTTTTCAACACTCTTCTTTGCTACTACTTCTAATTCCTTATCAACTTCATCTGTCTTAGTAAGTTCTTTAAGTTCTTCATCATTAGTAATAACATCTGGTGTTTTATCTACTTTAACTACAGCTGTTAAAGCTAATGAAGCATTTGCTACTAATTCACCATGCTCTATTTCTTTCTCATCTATTGAATGAGTTATTACTTCATCATTAACTACATTCCTCATTATTCTATTCATCTCTACTTTAAGACCCATATAATCTTTCTTTGTAAGTAAAGATGGATTTATTTTCAATACTCTATTCTTTACATAGAAATAGTAGTCTATATTGATATCTACCAATAACTCTGGTTTCTTATATAAAGTATAGAATATGATATAAAGAGGATTATTTAAATTCTCTTTTAAATTTTTACTAAGTTTGTAATTATTTAAGTTACATACTACAAACTTAGTATTTCTATTAGGAAATTTTATACTATAGATTTTCTTCATATAATCCCAGTATAATTCAATATACTTTAATGGGATTACTTTAAAAGCTAAGCTTGTAAAGATTTCTATATATTTATATAAATCATAATAGATATTTTTATTATCAGAAACAGACTCACTTAATTTAAGTTTAGGAATTAAATTAGTTTTATCTTTAATCTCCTGATATAATTCTTTTCTTTCCTTGGATAATCTATATCTAAATTTCTTAGTATATATTTTACCTTGGTAAAGCATATTGAAATAATATAGAGGATAGTTAATACCACCGATACAATTATCTTTATTATTAATCACATCAATAGTTTCTTGTAATGAATGGCTATAAACCATTGCAACATTTCCTCTACCTCTTTTAATACTACCAAAAGGTAAATAAATTTGTCTGGTATAAGTTTTCAGATAGTCTATCTTTTCAGCTTTAACAGCTTCCGTAAATACCTCATCTTCTGTTGAAGTATTTATATCATCTACCTGACTTTCCATTATAGTACGAAATAAATCGCTCATATCTCGGGTTATCCTTTCTATAAGGTATTATCTTTGTGTTTTTGGGTGGTATTATAAAAATCATATACATATTATTAAATAACAACTAAAATTGTTATGGTTTCGACATAATGACTCCTGTGATATATAAAAAAAAATAACTAGATAAGGAAAGTAGTAATCCTTATCTAGTTATTAATATTTTACATATAATCACTCATACTTTCAAGAAGTATATCATAACAATAATCAGTACTCATATTGTCTTCTAATGCTTCACTAAGTGCAGTATCAGGTTTATATTCTGGTATATTTACACTGTATTCTGATACACTTTCATCAGCCATATAACTTTCATTAAATTCTTCACCATGATGCTCTTCACCAGTAATGATATTTGCTTTCATTATAAGATAAATACAGAAGTTTCCTGTCTTAGGACATCTAGAACATTCAACCTGTATCTGATACTTCTTTGTATTATTCTCATCTATTATATCACATATACGATCATATTTACCAATAACTACATCTTTATATAATGATAGATAATTCTTAACTCCTTCAACAGGAATTACTTCAAGTAATCTACAACCAAGTATAAGTAAACTATCATCATCTTCTTTTTCAAAAGATGTAATATATCCTTTACTATCTGTATTAGAAGCTAAGTTTACAAGATGATTAAATACTTCTACATATTCATCTGTAAGTTTTTTACCTACTGGATAATCCCTTTCAAGTTCTTCTGTAGATAATAATTCCAATTCATAATCTCTATTGAATGGCTTTATAATATTCTTTGTATCTCTTTCAATGAATTTAGCATCATTATTATATAATGCATTTGCTTTAATCATTGTACTTGTAGCAACACCAGTTGCTTTTATTTCTTGGACATTAATAGCATTCATTAATCTATCAATATCTTTATTTCTTTCTTTTGTACCCACATTAGTAACATACTCAATAGCTCTTTTAGTTTCATCAGAAGAGTGAGCTATTACACTTCTTAACTTCTTTTGTAAACTAATAAGATTTCTTACTATATCGAATTCTTTTACATAATTCTCATGAGTAAATGGAAGTAATCTAACTGCATACAACTTATACTTCATCTTATTAATAGATGATAATAAGAACTGTGTTTCACTACTAATATAATCAACAGGAACTGAATCATCTGGATCAACCACATCACCAGATTCATCCCATTCTCTTATAAATTCTTCTTTACCAAGAGGAACACCATTTATATCAACTTGTGGTAGCATAGTACCAACAGATTCATCATATGGATTCATTATTTGTCCCCTTTCTTAGATTTTTTATTTACTTCAGCAGTCTCACTCTCTTTAGATGGTTCTTCATCAACTAGAGGAGCATCAACAACATCAGTTGTCTTTTCTTCTGTATTAGTTACAGCTACTGTACTTGGTATTATTGGTTCAGTAGCTTTCTTATGTGCATTAGAATCAACACCAAGAGTTTCCTCAAGATATTCAATTCTACTTAATAATTCATTAATAGTATTCTCTAATAGAATATTTTTTGCTCTTAATTGCTCACTTAATTCATAGTATTTAGAAAGAGTTTCTTTCTTTACTTCGTCCATAGCATTAATAGCTTCATCCATTCTATTATTAACATTACTACTTGTTGAATTCATTAAAGACCTTGTATGATATTTAGCATCTTCAGCTATTCTCCTAGTATTAACCTCTGGACCTAGTTCTATTTTAGATGCTCTAAACATACTATCAGTTCTTAGTAACTCACCAATACTAGTATACTTATTCACTTTCTCATTTTCTACCAAATAGTAAATATCACCTAGACCATCACCAGGTTGTTCTTTACCAAGAGTAAATACAAGACAGTTAGTATGTAAGTCGTTACTATTTATCATATCATCATATGTATCAAACGCAAAAACATGCATAACAGGTTTCATATATGTACCTCATTTCAGTTTGGATTTTATTCTATTGTGTTTAGGCATAAAGTAAATATGATGATAGATGAAATAAATCATCTATCATCACTTTATATATTTAATTAGGTGCTGTATGTGGAAATGCTCGTAACTCGTTCATTAGACCGCCTACATAACTATTTCCATTTTCTTTTTTATATGTCTCATACCGCTCTTCTATTATTTGCATCAAATGGCTATTGACATATCCATCACTTTTTGCTTGATAATAACAACTGACTATAAAAGATTTTATAGACTCCTTATCTGAAGCGATAAGGACATCTAATTGGTCTTTATTTGCGTTGATATCTTTTCTGAAATCAGACATAGTAGTATTTAACTCAGTCATCTTAGTTTCTAACATACTATCTTGGTCTCTATCCTTCTGTTTTGTTTCTTCCATCATAACAGTGAGATTATCAATTTTACCATTCAGTTCACGTTGCGTCTCAGCGTATTGTTGAGACAAGAATTCTGAATTATCCTTGAGTATTTTAACTTCTCGAATCATCTCAGAGATATCGTCTTTAAACTTTCTATCAGTCTCTTCTTTGCGAGTCATATCAACTATTCTCTGTTCATATTCTTTTTTAAGCTTCATAATACTGGTAACTAAAGCAGTTATTAATCCAACACCACCTATAATAACTGCTAATATTGTTCCCAGGTGCCCAGGGAATGAATCAAGCCACTGTAGAAATTCGCTTTCCATATAAAGTCTCTACTTCCTTTCAATAGAGATTTATCACAATCCACTATATGGATATTAGATTATGATTTATATGGTTGTTTTTGATGCATCTGGCACAATACGATTGTCTCTTCATCATCTTCCAATAATCTTTTCCTATATTCTTCTAACTTATTACCATATTTTATTGACATATACAGTCGTGTTATCGAAATAATACTTATATAACAAATTAATCCAACTATCAGCAACAAAATCATATCAAATATAAAATACACTATTTTTCCTTTCTGAGAAATATCTAATCTATTATTATATTAATGAAGTTAGCCAAGGGGTACTGTTCCTTATCATTCTTAAACGATAAGTCAATAATATCCACATTGTATGATGAAAACATCGAATTGTGAGTAATTAAAAATGATTGTTCTGCATTAATTCTATCTATCTGATTTTCCAATACCTTGATAAATTTTTCTCTATTATATAAATCAAGAGGACCATCAATTTCATCCAGTAGCATAATATTGTAATTAGTTAAAACCTGTCTTGACAAAGCAAATGCTATTGCTAATGATAGAAAACTTAATTCTCCTTGAGAAGCGTATTTTACATCATTTAATCTCTTTCCTTTATTAAAAAAAGGAATTGAAAACTCTGTTGGAGTTATATCAAATGAATCAATATAAATCTTACCGTCATACGCTATATCCAATAACTCATTAGTTATCTCTTCAGTATTCTTCAGATAATTACTAATAAAGTATAATGGCATTCCTTGTTTAGAAGATAGTGCATTCTTTACGAATATCATATCATCGTATATCTTATTCATACTACTGATATCTTTCCTTATCAACTTATATTGCTCTAAATTAATAATCTTAGATTGTAGTAAGTTACTTTTTGTATCTATAATATACTTTAATTTATTTATTTCGATACTTATAGTATCTTTATTTGATTTATTTTCTTTATATGTGTTATAATCCTTATTATATTTCTCATATAAAGATTTAACTTCATCAAATCTTTCTAATGTATCTTTAACGTCTTTGCAAACATCTAAGTCATTAGATAGAGTTTTAATGTCCTCAGTAATAGTTAAATTAGTATTTCTCCAATTAACAATTTTACTATTCTCTTCTTCTATAAAATTCTCTGTATCAGATATTACTTTATTCAAATACGATGAATTACTTATACTACCAAATTTATTTAAGAACTTTTCTTCTCTATTATAATCTGCTAGTAAATTTATATAATTATCATATTCAGTAACTATCGATAGCAAATCATTTATCTTCTTCTCATTATAGATATAAGTAAGTTTTTCTATATTATTAAAGATATTCACTGTTTTAAAATCATCTCGTATGTCTGGTGGTAATAAATCAATAATATCCTTATAATTAGAAAAATTCGGTATTATGGTATTGATATTATTATAAACAAAATTCATGTCTCTATAAAAAGATTCATCTTTATTCTTTTCATCGATATTATGATTTTTGATTATATTCTGAATTTCATATAGTAGTTTTCTAGCTTTACAATCAGTTACGTCACAATCAAGATGTATATCATCTTTACCAATGTCGAACCTCTCTGATATCATAGAGATAAACAAAGAAGTTTCTCTATTCGATTTTTCATCAATATCTATTATATGTGAGTTAATATAATTAACCACATTTTTATTATCTTTCATCAATGATAATACTTTAGATATAGGTAATTTACCAAACTCATATGTTCTATTAAGAATAAGTTGAGTATTTTTGAGAAAGATTATGAAGTTCTCTAATTCTTCCTTAGATATACTTGGCTTATAGTCACCTAATATGTCTTCATACTCTCGTATCCTTTTTCTCATATTGTTTAGATTATTCTTTATACTATTCAATTCCTTATCACTATTCATCTCTTTAGATAATTGAATTCTGTATTCTTCTAATTGGTTATTTAAATTATCTAAATTAGATAAAGAATTCTGTATAAGAATGATATTACTATTATGAGTATTCTTTAATGAATTAATTTGATTAGTTAATTCATTAATTTTATCTCTATAATAAGTAACATCATTATTCTCTAATAAATCTTTCTTATTAATAATACCAAGCATCTTATTATATACTTTAGTAGTACTAGATAAATTATCTCTTAGATTATCAAAATCTTCTATACTATCAATGATATTATCATAAACAGCTAATTTGCTATTGTAATCCATGAAAGACTTATTTAATTCTTCTATCTCTTTTTCTAAATCTTTTATTTCTTTTTTATATTCATCTTTATCAGATATACCCAATTTCTTTTCTTTATCAATTGAATGAGATATCATTTCATCTAGTTGTCTCAGTTTATTATTTACTGATTTATAGTACTCTAAAAATATCCCTATATCATCCATTATCTTTCCCATGAAATTCTTTCTTTCAGTAGGAGTTAATTCTATTAAAGAAGTTACATTACTTCCTAATCTTATCAACTTAAGATAATCAGATTCTATTCCTAATTCTTCTCTCACATACTCTTTAAAAGAAGTTACATTTCCATTTACATTTAATTCAACACCATTCTTCTTTATATAACTTTTAACAGAATGATTTTTATCTTTATGATGAGTATAGTAATGCTGTATTACATATACATCTCCATTTCTCTCTATGGTTATTTCTTTAAAACCATCTTTATCACTTAATATTAAATTAGTAGAACTTCTAACATCTAAGTTACCTACATCTGCAAATGGTTGCATCATACTTAGTATAGAAGTTTTACCAGAACCATTAGGTCCTATTAGTATACATATTTTATTTTCTGTAGTGGAAAAATCTATAAATATT